CTTTATCTTGCCTCCTCCAACATCGCCGTTATACGCGAAAATTCGTATCTGCTGGCGTTGGTGATTTTCTTGGTTATATGCCTCGCCCTTCTGCTCGTGTTTCGTCGTGGTCTTATTTTGACTGCAAGAAGAATATCGATTATAATTACACGATTCCTCGATACTACCTTAGATATCTTAAACCGGAAGACGAGGTTATGCGTTCGATTGCCGCTGCTGACGCTTATGCACATTTTAGCAAGTCTTCTCTGGTTAAGCGTATTGTGTCTTTGTGTGTTGAGCGGTTCAATCTCAATTCCGCCGTATCCCGTAGAGCTTCGTACACGTGGGAGCAAAAGCAAGTAATGCGTTTCTCTGCGTCCTCTCGGAGGTTGCCCGACTTTGACCCTCCCGCTTGGCTAGACTCGGATGTTCTTCAGTTTTGGAGAGACCATTATAAACTTCAACTAATTATTTAATTTATGGGAAAACAACCTTTTATCTCACATGCCGTAAATGGTTACTCTCGTTACGATGTTCCTGAGAGTAAAGCCTTTACATGCACACCGGGTATTCTCTATCCGGTGCGAATCGATTTTATTAATGCCCGTGACCGCGTCTCTATCGAGCAGGGCATTGACGTTCGTAGCAATCCTCTCGCTGTTCCGACGTTTAATCCTTATACTATCCGGCTTCACCGTTTTTGGGTGCCGCTTCAGCTGTATCACCCTGAATTGAGGACGAATAGTAGTAAGTTCGACATGAACGATTTGAGTCTTAATTGGCTTGTCTCCTGTCAGTCTCAAGCGGGTGGTCTGAATGCTGACTTTTTCGGTGCAGCTTATACCAATTCGTTGATGTCTTGGTTGCGTATCGCTAATAAGTACACTACTGGTGTAACCTCCGTTCCTTCTTCCGTGTCTCTTCCTGCTGGTTCTTCTATAGACCGTTGGAGTAATGCGGATTCGTATTTAGCCTATTGGGATATCGTCCGTAACTACTATAGTTATTCGCAGTGGGGGCTTTACTCTTTCGCTTGGCCTATGGCAAACAAAGTTCTTTATTCTGGTTCTGCCTATCAACTCGATCCCGATAATTCTGGTGACTCTCGCTTTTTTACGCAGTGTTTTGGGAATCTTGAGTTCCTTGATGCTTACTTTGAGAGTCAGTTTTATCCGTCGGCTTTAACTTCTACGAATAATACTTTTAATCGTGGTAATTTGTTTACGCAGATAATTCGCTCTGACTTGGATAATTCTGCTGCTTCCGGTAATGGTTTTCCCGTTTCTACGACCTTGCCGTCCACCTCGCTTTGGGGTTCAACCGGTATTCTTGCCCAGACCTTACCTACCGCTTCTTCTGCAGGTAATTCTGCTGTTTCCTATTTTGTTGTTGCGCATCCTATGGCTGTATGTCCTTCGAATCCTGACCGTTTTAGTCGTCTCATTCCCACTGGCGCTAATTCTGCTGTATCTATGACGGGCGTGTCTACTATTCCTCAGTTGGCCATCGCTTCTCGTCTCCAGGAGTATAAGGACTTGCTTGGTGCAGGAGGTAGTCGCTATAGCGATTGGTTGGAAACGTTTTTTGCTTCCAAAATTGAGCACGTTGACCGTCCGAAACTCCTTTTCAGCGCCTCGCAGACTGTTAATGTGCAGATTGTTATGAATCAAGCCGGGGATAATAATTTTTCCGGCAATCAACCTCTTGGACAACAAGGTGGTTCTATCGCTTTTAACGACCGTTTAGGCCGTCGCCAGTCTTATTACTTTCGTGAGCCTGGTTATATGATTGATATGTTGAGCATTCGCCCTGTTTATTACTGGTCTTTTATCAAGCCGGACTACCTCAACTATATGGGTTCTGATTACTTCAACCCTATTTATAACGATATTGGATATCAAGACGTTCCCGCCTTTCGTCTCGCTTTTAACGGCAATCCTGGGGCTTCGTTTGCTACCGAACCTTGTTTTAACGAGTTTCGTTCCTCTTATGATGAGGTGTTAGGTCAGCTCCAGGCTTATAGTAGACCGGAAGCCGAAGGTGGATCTGGAGTTCCCCTCTACTCTTATTGGGTTCAGCAGCGTACTGTTTATACTTATAGTGGAACCGGTTCCCTCCCTGAGGCTAGTTATTATCCCCTCCTTTTCGTTGATTTGGCTCAGGTTAATTCTCCTTTCAAGTCAAATGTTGAGGATAATTTCTTCGTGAATATGTCTTATGCCGTTCAGAAGAAGAGCCTCGTTAATAAAACTTTCGCGACTCGTTTGTCTAACCGTTAATACATTGATTTTATGGCACTTGATTGGTTACTTGAAGATATTCCCGCTTACGTTTCTCGCGGTCAGCGTATCCTTTCCGTTCTTGACGGTTCTGGTTCTGTCGACGTTCTTCCCGGTCGGCCGGATGTGGTTGTTGAACCTTCTGATTTCGAGAAGGGGGAGAAGTTCAACCCTGATATCGATTTTGACCCTAACTCGTTTTCTCGTATGGATAAATTCGATGGTCTCGAGGTTGGTCAAGAACTGATTGATTCAGAGATAGATAGGTCTAAGTCCACTTCAAACCCCTCTAAGTCTGAAGAAAAATAGTACATTCTTTACTTGACGATATATGCTACGTGCGCGGACCCCTTTTGCGAGAGTCCGTGAATCGCTAAAGGTTATTGGTAACGACTGCAGGAGAGGCCGCGCATTTTTCTATCGTTCTTTAAATTTTACTACCATGTCTGATACTAAACTGCCGTTTTACAAGTCGAAGGCGTTTTGGACACTCGTTTCTTCCATTGTTGCTGCTTTAGCTGCTTTTTTTCTTGCCTCGTGTTCTGCTCAGGCTCGGATGCAGCGTAGTGGCGTTCATATCGATACTGTGCGTGTCGATTATATCATTCGTTCTAACAATTTAACGCATATATAGTATGCCTGCTCCTATTGCCCCTATTGCCGCATCCTTTGGTCAAGCTCTTGGTCAATCCGCCGCCTCTACGGGTGCTACAGGTTTGATTTCTGGCGCCCTCGGTCAGCTTTTCGGAGGCATGAATGCCCGTCGTCAGTGGCGTTTCCAGCAAAAGCAAATGAAGCTTCAACAGCAGTACGCTTTGGAGCAAATGCAGAAGCAGTCAGAGTTGTCTTATGCTAATTGGCAGAAACAATTTGATTATGAAAATGCCTATAATGATCCTTCGAAACTTTTCGCTCGCTATTTGAAGGCTGGTGTTACCCCCGCGGCCGTCCTTGGTTCTTCGGGTGTTGGTGTTAACGCTACTATGTCAGGAGGTTCTGCTGCTATGCCTTCCGCTGCTGGTCCTTCTGGCGGTTCTCCAGTTAGTCCCGGTGCTTCGCCTGTTGCCGACCCTACTGCTATCGCGCAGAATATGGTTGCGCAGTCAACGGTAAGCCGTAACGATGCTGCCGCTAATCGCGATAACGCTGAGGCTCAGTCGATTAATGACCAGAATGTTGGCAACCAGCTTTATGTCGCTATGGCTCAGGCTCGTGTAGCCCTTGATGAGGCAGTAACAAAACATAACTTAGCAGCTCATGATGTTCTTCGAGTTCAAGAGGATATAGAAAAGAATAATCGATTTATTTCTGATTCTACCCTTTTGAGTGTCGTTGATGAAAAGAAGAATCAAGCTGCTTATGTTGCTGCATTAGTTAAGCGTTTAGGTATTGAGAATGATAATTTGGGTGCACTTATGTCTGCTCAGGCTTTTATGATGAACACTCAGGGCGTACTCAATCAGATTCTCGGCGACCAGGCTCGAGAGGTGATTGAATCCCTTCGTCTCAATAATCTTGATTCTGCCTATGAGCTTTCGCGTAATTGGGATAAGCGTTTTGACATTGAAATTCCGAATCCTCAGTACGAAAGGAATCTTCGTAGTTCTAACCCCATTACTCGTGGTAATCCTGGCCCTAGTTCTTTCAAGGTTTCGATGTCTCTTAAAGACTTTTACGATAAGACCGTTATAAATCAGGCAAATGCTTCTGAGTTCCTCCCCGAACAGGCTCGCATTGCTCTTCGTAACGCAAAACTTGATCCGTATGTTGAAATTTCTAAGGCCTTGGTTGGTGCGGCCGCTAGTATTACCGGTGCAGGTATAATCCGTGGAGGCATGTCTCGCGCGTCTAAGACTATCTCTGCTGGCGGTTCTACTAGTGATTCTGCCGGCTCTTCGCTCACAACTCGTTACGATTCGAGAGGAAATCTTGTTGGTTATGCGAAAACAGAGATGACTCGTGGCACTCATTCGAGCTCGTACAATACTACTCGAAGGTATCGCTAGAATTGTTGTTTTTTTTGCATTTTAGATTTTTGTTGTTATATTTGCGCTATAAACCAATAACCGTATTGTTATGAAAAAGAATCAAAATTTCAAAGTTGACAAGCTGGCGATCGATGTTATAGAATACGCGTTCGTTGAGTGGCTTATTCGTCGGGGAATATTTGCTGCCTTTAGGGCGAACTATGACCGCATCCCTACGGCTCGGAAAACCTTTCGAGACTGCTTGCGTGAGCACATCCAGTATGTTTATCGTGTATCTCACCTTGGTCCCGAGGCTCTCATCTCCTCGGCTTTTCTGTTTACTTCAGCTCCTGAGGGTTACGAATTCTGGATTAAGCACTCTGACGCTTGGAGGCGTTTTTACGAAGAGCTTTAAATGAAACGTTAAATTATATTATTATGACACAGGTTCATATCGTTATCCGTCGTATTAGTCCGGCCCTTAAGGTCGATTTTGTTCAGGTAGGTTGTATTAAAGATGATCAGTTTTCGACACTACCTCTTGATGCTCTTGATCGTACTCCAGTTTCTGATTTTGTAGAGCAGTCTAGTATCTCTACTTCGCCCTATATCAATCATTGTCAGATCCCTAGCCTTGTAGAGGCCCTGATTGCGTATCCTGATTTTTCGATTGATTTCTTCGATAATACACTTGTTCTTATGTTTGGTACTGATCTGACTCACGATGAAAGCGCGTCGAAAGAAGAAGGGAAAGGGCACTAGAGTAGTGACCCGCCCGCTTGGTGGAAGAGTTCTTTAACTCGTTGAGCCCCAGGAGATTCCCCTCTCCTGCGGGTTCTTTTTTATTCACCGGTTTACCGGTATATCCCAAACGAAGTGGAGCCACGGAGGCCGAAGACGCGCAGCGTCCCAGCCGTTAAGGCTGTCGGCCGGCGAAACGTAGTAATTGATGCTAAGTAATATTTTTAAGTTATGGATTATTTTGATTTTAAACCTAGATATTCCCCTATTATTGATAGCGTCCCTCATCGTTATTCCGTTGGCGCATATCGTGGTAGAAAGCGAGTTATTATTGCTTGGTTTGCTGACGAAAGTCCTGCAAAAGACTATCTTACCCGCTGTCGTCTTACCAACCCTTATGTTAAGTTTGACTGTCTTAGAAGTCTTTTTTAATGGCTTGCTCATCTCCCATATGGATACGAAATCGTCGTTATTTCGATAAGAAGAATCCTTGTCGTAATGGTTCCGACGCCGCCAAGTCCGCTTTGGCTCTCCGCCCCTGGGATACTGCTCGCCAGTGGCTAATGGTTCCCTGCGGAAAGTGCGAAGACTGCTTGCGTCGTCAGCGTAACGATTGGTTTGTTCGACTTGAGCGTGAGCTTGCTCGTTGTAAAGCCGATTCTCAGCAGGCTATTTTTATTACGATAACTATAGCTCCTAAGTATTACGAGGAGGCATTGATTGATCCGACTCGTTTTATTCGACGGTGGAACGAGCGTGTCCGTCATAACCTTGGTCACTCCTTTAAACATGCGTTTTTCCAGGAGTTTGGCACCCATCCCGAAGTTGGCTCTGAGCCGCGCCTACATTTCCATGGTTTCTTGTTCGGGACTAATGTTCTATACAACGAAATCCGGAAGGCTGTCGGAGACCTTGGGTTTGTTTGGCTCGGAAAAGGTACGCATAAACGAGCTCGATATGTTGTTAAATATGTTACTAAACAGATTCAGTTTAACCCCGAAGATGTTTCGGGCAAATTTGTTACTCTAAATGGAAAACCTACACCTTTATCTTGCCTCCTCCAACATCGCCGTTATACGCGAAAATTCGTATCTGCTGGCGTTGGTGATTTTCTTGGTTATATGCCTCGCCCTTCTGCTCGTGTTTCGTCGTGGTCTTAT